GCTTTGTAATTACCTGTTTTTTCATCTACACCACCTAATGATGCATCTGGTTCTAAATATATTGGCCAACAACCACCACCTAAATGCATAGTTGTAGATATTTCACATGAAAATCTATCTTTGTGTTTATGTAATACATCACCTTTTTTATAGATTCGTGCATATGAATAATTAGGGTTTAATTTTAACCCAGTATGTTTTTCCATAATAGGTTGAACGGCTAGTAATAAAGTTTCCATAGCAATATCGGCATAATGAGAATAAGTATTAGGAACTTGAATATCGTTCCATACACCAAACTCAGTTGTAAATGGAGAAATATATCTTGCATCAAACATTGTTCCTGCAACTTGTTTTTTCATTAAAAAATAATTATATATAAAATTTGCTATTTTAGAATCTATTGCTTTTTCAATAATAGTAAATTTATCTTTTTTAAAATTATATTTTTTAGACATTAAATATTAACCTTTGCTATTTCTTTAGGAATAGCCTGTATGTTAAAATGAATAAATCTAAAAGGTTCTTTACCATGATCTACTACAAATTCATGTTCCATATACCCTGGAAAAAGTATAAGAACCCCGGGTCTTACTTTAAAATGTATAATATCTAATCCATGAGTAATTTCGTTTGGTTGTTTAAGTTTTAATTTAGTGCATCGTGCTCCTGTTCTAGGTTCATGAAATATTGGAAAAGAAGTTTTTTCACTTGCTTTAAGAAAATAAAATCCACCTACATGTTGATTATAATGAATATGAGCAGAATGATGTCCGCCTCCATTTTTAGAAAATTCTTGTACCCAGCTTTCAGAAAAAAAAGTTGTGTATTGTTTCATATCAAATCCTTGCCAATCTAAAAATTCAATAGATTTTTGCCCTACATAATTATGAAAATCTTTAAATTTATTATCTATAGTCAATGTTGTTGAGTGATAAGAAGTTCCAAAATCATTAGATTTTTTTATATCTTCTTTTCTTAATTCTCTAGCTTCTTTAATATATTTGTCAGTTGCTTTGGTAAGAGATTTTAAAAAATCTAATTTTTCTTCAAACCAAAATGGTGTTTTAAAATATTCTTCTATAATCATATTATTTAAATGGGTATCCAAGGTTCCAAATAACCAATGAATATCTTGTTCCTTTCGTAACTGGTTGTACTCTATGCCACACAAAACTTGGAAATACAACTATAGAGCCTTTAGGAAGTATTTCCTTTACGGTCAACACATGTTTATCTTCATCGCGCATATGAGGATCATAATTTCTACAATCAAACTGTAATTCTCCTCCTTCGTATTCGCTACCATCTGTTAATTGACATGTCACAGATAATTTTCTAATTTTACCATGGATGTTTAAATCATTAGGTTTACTATATGTTTTTTCCCAAGAATCACAATGCCAGTCATAATATTGATTTAACTTATATTTTGTAAACTGACAAGATTCAGAAAAATTCCAATCAAAATTCCAACCTGCTAATTTATTTGCTTCATTAATATAAGGATGAATTTCTTTATAAATCCAATTATCATTTAACCAAACTATATTAGAATTTCTTTTCTTTTTTAAATCTATAATTTCTTCTTCTTTTAAAGGTGTGTTTTTTAAATTTCTATTTATATCTAATCCACCAGTAATAGCTAAATCTTCTTGATGATTTAATCCATATTTAATCACATCATCACAAAATTTAGGAGTTAAGGCTGATTTATAATACCAATAATAATTAGATAAATTCATAAGTTGAAGTTAATATAAAGTTTAACTGTTCTGACATGTTAGCAGTTATATGATATCTTTGAGTAGACGGAAACATTACAAAATCATTATCATTTAAATTGATTTCATAACTTCTTCCTTTTCTTCTATTATCATCATATTCTATAAATACTTTACAAGAATTTTTTCCAACGTTTACTCCATATAACATTACATAATCTGGAGAGTTTCTTAAATCTACTGGGTCAACTTGTAATAATGAATTTGAATATTGTTTTGGAATATAAATATTTCCAATTGTTTTTTTATGAATTAGTGTAAAATCATATTTTAGTCTTATATGTTCTGATAAATATTTTTGTAACATATCCCATGATCTAGAAAATGAGAAACTATTATTATAATTTTTAAATAATAAAATATCTACACATAACTTTTCTCTATCTATTTCAAAACCTTCAGGCATTTCTATTTGCCCAAAATATATATCTATTTCAGATAATACTTTCTTTTCCATATTTAAAATATAGATAATATAATTTTATATTATTGTAAAGAGTAACTAAGAAACTATATTATTAACTAAATCCCAAGATTGATTTGCTTCATTCCAGTTATAACCCCATCGATGAGTTTTAGCTGTATTTTGAGAAGTTTGTTCTTCAGTTAATGCTGGTGCATCACCAATTGGTGATTTCCAAGATGCTGTTGGAATATGTTTTACCCATGAAGCAAAAGGTTTTTCTGTCCAGAAGATTTGATTATCTTCATCCCAAGTATAACCTATACCTGCATAATTTCCTCTAAATGGTGTTCCACCATTTTTATGTTGCCCACCGGATGTATTATAAGATGTTTGAATCCACATTTGAGCTGGCCAGTTATTATGTTTTTCTAAATATTGTTGACCAATTAATTCTTCTTCAACTCCATCAGCGTTTAACATATCAGAGTTATTCAGTGTTAACACTGCTATAACTTTTTTATCATTATTTATTTTTGCAAAATGTGCCATATATTTATTTAAATTGATATCTTATAACAACTATTCCTGATCCACCTGCTCCTGAATTACCAACATCTTGTCCAAGTGTAGGTGCTCCACCTGCTCCACCACCACCGCCACCTGTATTAATTGTTCCTGCAACAGAATTTGTCGTTTGAGAATTTCCTCCAGCTCCACCACCACCTGAATTTCCAGCTCCACCACCTCCACCACCATTTGCTGCTCCACCTCCTCCTCCTGCAAAATATCTTCCTGGTGCTGGTCCTGGAGTTCCATATGATGGACTTGTTGGCCCAAAAAATGTTGTTGCTATTGGGGAACCTACTCCACCCTCTCCTGCTACTGGTCCAGGAGAATTTCCTCCAACTCCACCTGCTCCACCACCACCTCCTCCATTATAAGGAGCATTAGTACCACTCCCACCATCACTTCCTTGTGATGGACTTGTTGGTGGTGTGTTACCTAGTCCATAATTACGGGGAGAAAATATTCTTGAACCACCTCCTCCAGATCCTCCAGAATCCGCACCTCTACCTCCTGCATTTGGTGGGCCTGGTGGTTCATCATTAGTTGCACCAAATCCACCCCCTGCACTAGTTATAGTTGAAAAAATTGAATTACTTCCAGGTGTTGTTGCTGTGCCTTGAGATGTTAATGGAGTATTTGCTGAAACCCCAGCTCCACCTGATCCTACTGTTATTGGATAACCTTGAGCTGAAACTGGTAAACCTGTTGGACTTGGAAAATTTTGTCTAAAACCACCAGCTCCACCACCACCTCCAGCGAAACCACCTCCTCCACCACCACCCGCTACTACTAAATATTCAACAGTAGCTGTTGGAACAGCTTTACTTACAGTAAAAGTTCCTGGCCCTGTAAATACGTGAGTTTTAAAATCTCCGCATGTTAAAATAGTTCCACCAGTTGCACAAATTAAAATACTAGCACCTGCTGTAAATCCAAATCCTTTTGCTGAACCAGCTCCACGTGTTGAGTTTAAAGGCATTCTTTCTTCTCCTTAAGCTTTAAATTGCGTTTGCGCCGCTAGTACTGTGTATGTTGATGCTGCTGTTTTGATTGCTGTGTAAGTGTAGACATCATTAGATGAAGCGTTTCCAGTTGTTGGAGCCGAGCCACCTTGATAAACCAATGTAACACCAGTTGTTGTTCCATCAACTTGTACTACGTCATTATAAAATGTTGTGTTGCCTTGTTTTGTAATTAATGCAACTGTTGCAGATTCACCGGTATTTAAAGCCGCGTTTAATGCA